ACTCCCATGTAGAGAAATTATCATTACGTAAGTCTAGCAGCTCACAATAGTCTTTTTGTAGCTCAGGATGTATACATCCAAGACCTTGCATAAATTTAAATAGGTTTATCTTTTCTAGTTTATGCGCAGTGTAATATTTAACAAGTGAATTATCCATAGTATATCCGTTTTTATCTGTTAGTTGTAAAAATAGTTCGTCGATGTGTTTGACATTAGGGTTTTGTGTAATAAACTTAACCTTGTTTTGACTAACACGTATAAGTTGAGGCGTATCCCATCCTTGTTTAGGATCAGCAGCCCAGTCATTATACTCGCCTTTCTTGTCCCATTTCATAAATCTAACAGGAGGATGTTCATACCAAAATATAGGATAAGCAGTAGCTTCTCTTTGATTACCATTATCATGCCATCCAGCTTCTGGATAAACTTCTTTGAAATGTGGTGCAGTATTTTTTAGTAATAATGCAGCAATTCTCATTTTACCCTCATCTTCTTTAGTACAATAATAGATACGATTAGAACTAGCCATAAGATCTTTTGCTTTAGGCTCTATCTTCTCTAGTGTAAGTCTATCATCTTTACGAGTATCCCATCTAAGAGTATATGCAACCATTCTTTTCTCTATCTCACGACGCTCTGCAGCTGTTAGATTAGAATATTTAGACTTTTCTAGCTCTTGTTCTTCTATTTCTTTACAGTCTGCAATAAACTCATCCGGCACTACAACACTATCATAGTCTTTGTACCACTCTGATTGTTTAATAAAGTTAAATACAGCTGTACGTTTAGCAAGAACTCTATTCTTCTCTTTTATAACAAAAGATTTATCTGTAGCTTTTATCAGGTCCTCTTTAAAATATTCATCTAGATCTACTCTACTAAATGTTACAACACTGTTAAGAGAATAACTATCCTCTGTGTCTTTTTTCATAAGATACATATCTTTGTACTTACTAAACTGCTCTTTTCTAAAGTATAAATGTTTAGCATCAAGACCATGCCACTCTTTGACAGGCTCTCTATCTATCTTACCATTTAGTCTTAGAGGTTTCATTAGTTTAAAACCTTCAAACAATTTAGTAGCTGGTCCATACATAATTCTAGGATCAGGACCAAACTTAGGTTTAATCAGGTCTTTATTAATAATACGAGCAATTTTATTTAGAACTTTATTATCAGAGCTGTCACCTGAAATAATAGATCTACACTTATCAATCCACTTAAGAAAATCTGTCTCCTTAAGCTGTTCTTGAACCATGTCACTAGCTTCTTTTGCAGCTGCTTGAATTACACTCTTGATATAATTCTTAGTTGCTTCGTTCCATATAACTTTCTCACGAGATGGAGTAACATCTACACCCTCTTGTAATACAGTCTCTGTGCCATCTTCATTAGTGATCACCTGTCTAGCAGGACACTTGAAGGCAATAGAACCATACATTTGCTGCATCTCTAGCTCTTTGAAATCAATATAACCATAGTTAATACCTGTACTAGCATTCTTATCTTTTACAAGAACAATATGTGGCTTACTAAAATAGTAACTATCTGCAACTATAAGACTATCAGAATTATATAATACCTCAGCTTTGAAATGCATCTCTCTAGACTCACCATCCTCATACTTAATAGTAAAATTAACGTTGTCAAAATACAACAGCTGCTCTTCTACCGCATCTCTAAACTTACTACGGTTGTGTTTCTTTACACCAAAAGATATTGTAGTTTGATTTACCTCATTAGAATGTTCATAGTATACCTTGGTACCATCACTAAACGTTATGAATTTATTCTGCATACCTGTCTTTACATTAAATGCTGGTATAATAAAATCAGTTTTGTAGTTGTAACAGTTACATTTAAAACGCATACCATTGTATATAGTCTCTATAGTATAGAAATCTACACCTGTAGATAGTGCAGCTTTTGCACCTAGGCCAAAGGCACCGAAGTTCTCGCTTGTGTTACGCTTTGTAGAATAACCTAGCTCTAGTATACCTTCTAGTCTTTTACCACCTATACCTACACCATAATCTGTAACTGAAAATGTATCACAATACCCAACACCTTCGTTCTCTGTATATAGTAGATCTACATGGTTTTTACCATGCTGTAAATGTGCTGCATTGTAATAGCTTATATCAAAATTACTATCTTCATACTGCGCACCATGGCGCTCAATGTAATAGTCTTGTACTTGCTTTTTACCTGTTATAATCTCCAGTGCTACCTCTTTCTCACGCTGAGAGTCACATGCATTTGTTACAAGCTCTCTAATAGTAGACTGTATTGGCATAGAATACTGTGTTGACTGCAAAATGTCAAACACCATCTTCTCAGCGCCTTTGTTAATTTTCTTTGCTATGCCGGCGCTACCTTGCATAGGCTTATCAATAGTTTTAATACTCATAATTTGTGTTTAATTGGTTTATATTAGTTTCCCATGTCACGCATCTCATCCGCTCGCGCTTCTGCAATGTCGTCTAACCTTTGATTTCTATATTCATAGTCAACCATAGGTTCATCAAAATGTTCTTTACATTTGGGATTGTCACATTGGTACATCTCACATCCACATGGGAATGTTACTTCGCTGTATTCATAGCCACAGCAAGGGCTAACATTATTAGCCATAATTTAAAGTGTTTAATTAATTAATATATTATAGTTGCTTGATCAGCTCTATAACTTCATCTACCTGTGTTTTATTTCTTGGCATAAATAATACATAGTGATGATTGTTATCTTTAAGATGTTTCTTAAATAGTTTCCATCTCAACGGAAAAGACTCATTGGCATAGCCTTTTGTTTCAATGATAAACTTACCATTAGGATCAACAAAATCTGGGGTATAAGTTATAGCCCGTATTTTACTGCCTTTATTATACAGTTTCTTAGCTGTACCTTCATAGCATGCTTGAGGATATACTAAAGGATCAAAGATTGTAAATGTATGCTCTTCATATTGAACGTCAACTTCAGCCTTTTGTAGTCCTTTATAACAATAAAGTTCTAGATTAGACTGAAAAGTTTTACCGTCATACGTACTTTTTTTAGCATTTTTTACTTTCTTACGTCCTGGTTTACTTCTAGCTTTTCTCTTCCACGCCATAGCTCATTACATTTGTTTGAAGGTACCCTTCCAGACCTCTGTTCTTATTCCATATAAAAGCTTGGCCACATCTAAGTGTCCCTACATACCCTTGAGTTTTATGCCAATTGTCATTAGCACAAATAGATGGTATAAATCTAACTTTAGTTCCCATGTATTCATTTAGCATTTCTTTATGCTTATGTCCACAATGTACTTCCCTAACTTTAGATCTACTCCACATCTCCGGTTGTTCTGTAGCGATTAATAGCGGTAATTCTTGCGCTTTCTCCTTGTCTCCATGCGTAAACATGATCATATTTATACCATACTCATAGTATTTACGTGTATCTAACGAATTATCTACAGTAATATTTTTATTATTATGATATAAAGCATTTAAAACTTCTCCTACATAAAACATGCGCTCAAAGTCATGATTACCTTGTACTACAACTACATCTACTGGTGCATACTGTGCTAAATAATCTATAGCTTTTGTTACTAAGTGCCAGTATCCTCTAAAAGATTGACGCCATCGCATACTATCTTGTTGAGGTGTACCTTTAGTTGTAGCTCTACTCATACCTTCTGAGTTTAGACCATCATTACCTACAGGTAATAAAAATCTATCTATCTCAAGACCATCAGCTTTTCTATGTAAATCCACTATAGCTTTCATATAGTGCTTTTCTAGTGCTTCTGGTCCTTCATCAGTAATTTTACCATAATGTATATCTGGTAATGATATTTCATACAGCACAGGATCTTTTGGCTTTTTATATTTAATCTTAGGTACTTTAGCAGATCTACTTTTTATATAGTCTAGTAACTCGTCCTTAACCTGGGGCTGTTCATGCCACTGGTTATGTGTTACTATACTGTAACGTTGTTCACCATTAAAGTTTTGCCAAAATTTAACAGACTTTACATCTGCCATTGTTAATCCGTTATCTAATAAATGTTTTGAAAATGCTTGGCTTTGACTAAGCTCATGGCCATTATCATTATTCATACGTTCTTGTACCCACTCTTCTGAAGTTACAAGCTTTTTACAATCTCTAATAATAGCTATGTCTACATCCCATTTATCAGCTAACCACTGTGCTCCTTTTTTTAACCAACCTTTTTGTTTTCTTAGTTTTTCAATAATTTCATCTCGTGTCATTTAATATGTTTTTAAGTTCGTTGAACCCGCATGTCTTGCTTACTAAGTCTGATGGATCTTTAGACTGATAGTAATCAGGTATGCATATGTTCGTAAAACCATATAAATCACAAATCTTTTTAGCCATAGCTTGGCCAGGATTTGTCACTTTGTCGAAATCATTGTCGTATAAAATATCTATTTGGCTAAATCTTTCTTTTAGCTCATCTACCAATTTAGCTGAAGGTATTTGCATTTCGCTCTGTAGTGCAATTGCATGATAACCTGCAGCATACAAACACATAACATCTTTGAGCGATGAAGTAATGATAAGTCTCTCACCTTTGTACGGGAGTTGGTTATAGCCTTGAACATCTGTCTTTTTTGTATTGCTTAACCACTTATTTTGTTCTTCATAAGGAGAATAAATTTTATATCGATTCTTGAATCTAAAAGCGTAAGTAATTGATTTACAACTAAATCTGTTACTATTTACCCAGAAGTGACTTATAGGTTCGACTCCAAACATAGTTAATATTTTTTTACTAACAAAATATTTCTTCCAAAAGTTTGCGTCGTCTCTAGTCCACGGCCTACGCCGCTTCCTGATTAATACTTCAGGTTTAATGTAATCTGGTGTTTTATTTTGTCTATAAGCCATTAGACCCATAGTAAATTGTATACCAGCTTTCTTAGAACTTAGATTAAGATTGAAATCAGAATCGATAATGTTTAACGCAGAGTAAAAATCACAATTATATTTATACTTTACATAATTAAAGCAATCAAATGTGTGATCAGGAGAACCAAAGTCCTTATATAGTAACTTACCATTATACGGTATTATAGAAACTGTAGGTGAATTATCCTTGCGGAGGTCACTCTTGAATTTCTTACCAAGCATTTTAAAGTTTGGGCAATAATACCTAAAAATGTCATACTCAGTAATTTTACTAAGTATGACATCGGTATGTAGGTGATCGTTACTATCTCTACGATCAACAGCCATTAGAAAGGACTGCTCTCTGCTGGTTGCATTGTAGTCCAGTCTTCTTCCTCACTAATAGTGTCAGGAGTAACTAGACTAACTGTAGATACATGCTTACCCCACTTGAGGTCTGCATTGAAATCATGATTCTTGAACTGAGTATACTCATCATTAAGAGCTTTCATAAATAGATCATCTCTTTGTGGTCTAACTCTACCAAAATAACCAGTGTAAATACCTTGATATTTATCATCTTTTACACCGATCAATACTCTAAGCTCATTATTCTTAAGCGCCGTTGCTAGGTTCTTGATCTCTGTAACGTTACCGTTAACAATATCAGCCATGGTATCATAGTACACATTAGCACCTGCAGCAACATTTGCCCAAGCTTTTGTAAACTCAATTAGTTCTCTCTCGCCGTCATAAGCCTTTCTCTCACCGTCTTTCTTCCACCAGTCATAACTTGGTGCATCAGATGACCATGTAGATTGACCTACATTGTTTAGCCATAGAGACTTACCAGTTTGAGATTGTTTATGATTGTTTTTTAGAAACAAATCTAGTTTGAATTTACCATCTTCATTTGCAAGCCAGAACGTTACTTTGTTCCATGCTTGATCATTGCTAGTACCTGAATATGCAGGTTCTTGTTTTACATTTACATCTAGCGCATGTAGTTCTGCCATTGTAGGGTTAACTGCAACAACTTTTACATTTGTTAGACCGGAGTAGAATTCTCTACCACCTCCTGATACCTCTTCGGTACTTGCATTACTTTGTATTGCCATATCTATATATATTTAATTATTAAAATTCTGTTAATTGATTATCGTCTGTAGATTCTATAGTATTTATAGTGTTAGCTATAGAGTCCATAGCTACCTCTTCGTTTACTTCAGTTTCTACCGCAGGTACAGGAATACTAGTTTGATTTGTATCATCTACATCTACGTCTGCAAATGTAGTATCATCTACAAAAGTAAACGACAGTTTTCTAATCTTTTTAGCTTTCTTACCTTTTAGTGCAGGGTGCTCAAACATTTGTTTTACTTCCCATGCTTGTAAACTATACTTATCTCTAATCCCATTACGGTCTACACCGTTATCCAGATCAGCTATAATCATACTAGTAGTTATTCTTGCTGGTGTCTCTTGTTTTACAACCCCACCAGGAGTTGGTTCATTCGCGTCTATCATAGTTTTCGTGATTTAATTAGTCTATAAAAATTTGATCCCAAGCTAAAGGCATGGTTGCGCCTTTTAGATGTGCACATCTAGAACCTGCAGTTACATCATCTAGAGAGTTAAAACTAATCATAGTCTGATCTTCTTCTCTAAATACATAACCTACAGCATCTGCATTAGCACATGTAATTTGTTTGATCTTACCTGTAAGGTCAAGATCTTTTACTGCTACTTCTTTACCTTTCTTTTCTAGCATTTTATCTTTTAGATGGCCTACTAGTATGACGTGATCAGCTAGTTTATTAAGCTTATCCATCCATTCTTTGTATGCCATACGCAAATACAAATAACCAGCACCGTTAGGCAATGACAGTACAGATAGTCCTTCTTTCTTAGTGTCAAAGTTCTTGCCCATAGGCGTCTTTTGATATATTGCTTTTGCATATAGTTCACACCATTCTTCTAGTTTAGATATAGTGTCGATAGCTACATATTTGTACGGTCTGCCCTGTTTCATGATTTCACCACCAATAGCTTGCAAGTCTGCAAGACTATTTGCTTTTACTTTTAGTGCATCAACCATATCAGAACCATCCTCTAGATCTATAATCAAACAGTTGTCAAGCTCTGACAATACTGTAGTTTTACCGATCTTTGGTGGACCATATATAACCATATTCTTTGGCGATTTACGGCTCGCCATAACCTTAACTTTAGGTAATTCCATAGTTTCCATATAATTAGTTTTCATACCACACTCCCCAGATCTTATGTCCGTCTTGTGTAGTGTTTATTAATACTCTTTTTATTACTTTCTTCTCTTTAGTTTCGCTAGCATCCATATACTTAGGATTCTTGCTATTTAATTTTCTTTTCTTCATTCTTTTACTCTCTCTTTAATTGTAAATGTTGACATCTCCGCTTCGTACGGTATCATACCTAGCAAACCATCACGGTTTTTCTCCATGTGTACTGCTAGTAGACCAACAGGATTCTCATTACAGTATGTATCTGTAATCCCATATAAATCATGTGGTCTCTGTAACATCATAACAACATGTGCATCCTGACCAATAGAG